CAGGTGTCGTGGGTCCTCGAACGGGTGTTGAGACCGCTTGAGGAACACCTTGAGCAACGCGTCGTACCCATCGATTGCGTTGACGGGCAGTTTCGCATCGACCATCCAGGCCCTTACCTCAGGGCGATGTAGGTCGGGTGAAAGACGTTCCGCATCCAGCGGTCTGTCAGTCCACCTGCCGAGAGCTGGAGACGACTTCCGAACGAAGGGCAACCGAATCAACCCGGTCAGCACCTCGTCCAAGTAGTCAACTGCGTTGGTCCAACCAGCCTCCCAAAGGAGGTTACGAAGGGCCACCGTGGAAACCAGCTCAGAGGTATCCGCCCGTGACTCGGGGAGCATACTCCGGACCCGCACGACAGAAACGTCGTGGCCGGCGTAGTAATCCCCTCCGCAAGACTCCCGGAACCTTCCGGCCCAGAAACTCTTGCGTCGATTAACCCGAAGTCCATTGGCCTCGAGTACATCGATCACGGGAAGCACATGTGTGGCGGGGACAACAATATCATCCCCGTACACGCGCACCTGTCCCACCAGGCCTAGAATATCAGACCTGGTGAGCTGGCGACCAACCGATCTCTCGATCCCGAGAAAGACCAAGGTGCAAAACACCAAGGCCTCCATCGGGAACGTGAGTGCTGAGCCCATGGACGCGAACTTGGCTAGGCGGATTACACCGTGCTCGCCAAGGTCAGCCGACCGGGACCTGCATGCATCCACAGCTCGAAAGAGCCACGGGTGCGAGGTAAGCAGGTCACGGACAAGCTGGTTCGAGACCCGATCTGACGCCTCTGATAAATCGAGAGTAGCCAGATTGCCATCCACTGATCCCTGGCGCGCCAACTTTTGGTTGACGTGCTGGGTGTTGACGTGGTTGACCAGCCGCGAGGCCAGGAAATCTTCCTGGATTGCGGACACGATCACCTCGAGGAGCCCTTGTTGCATGTATTGCATGTAGCTGGGTTCCATCGCGATGATTCGAGGGGTCTTAAGCGTCTTGGGGACGGAGATAACCTTTACAGGTTCCTCCTCCCCAGGCTCAAGCCACCGAACGGCATCTAGGTCCTGCCACTGCGACCACGAGGCAAACCCGTTCTCAATGAACGGAAATTCAGCCTCAAGGCGAGTGGTCCAAGTCCGACCGGTGAACTTCGCGTTTCCGCGGAGCCCATCGGCAGTGGACCCTGGACCGTGCTTGGGAACGACCTCGCCCGCATAGATCTTGCGATCGACAGCGGTCAGAAGTTCGCCCCAGAGAAGCTCGGA